TTCGCTAGTAATTAAATCTAAGTCACCAGATGCGAGAGTGGCTTTAGATAAGCCTGCACCTAGACGGCTAAGGGCTGTTGTCTGCCCACCATAAGCCTTTGCAAGTGCCATAGATACAGCACCTAAGTCTTTGCCTGTACCTGCCGCAATATCTAAGGCTAAGGCTAAGCCATCTTGTGACTTCTTGACATCACCTGTAGCCGTAAGAAGGGTTCTAAACGCTGGGCGAAGGTTGTCATCAAGAACGCCAGTAGCGCGTTGTAAATCACCAATAAACTTCTCAACCTCAATGGAAGCAAAAGCGTTGCCTGTATTGGCTAGGGCTAAGGCTAATGATCGTGCAGCCTTCTCATCAGCTGCGAATGCTTTGACTGACTGCTTACCAAATGCATATAACTTAGATGCAGCAAAGACTCCTGCTAGTTGCTTGCCTAACTTAGCAACGCTTTTCTCTAACTTCTGAGTTGTAGTTTCTGCCTGCTTGAACGCCTTATTGCCAGTAAATTCGGCGGCTATATCAATCTTTACATCAGCCATTAGTTGTATCCCACCGCCTTGTTAAATTTATCCCGAGAAGCCTCTATTGCTTTAATAATTGCTGCATTGGTCTTGCCTTGATCTTCTGCCCATGCACGATAAATGGCGCGACCACGCATCTTGCGTGATGAGCGACCTGCTTGTCCTGCTTTACGTTGGTAGGCATCTTTAATTTGACCAGTAGAGTTAATGGCATTGACAAATTGCTCACCAGCGTTAGGGTTGTTGCTTTTTCCATAACCTTTGCCTGTGCTAGTTTTGTAACGATGTTCGCCAATATCAGGATTACTGCTTGGTATAACAACCTCACGCATTTTAGCCTGTGAGCGACCATTAGGATTTACCCGCCCTGCAGTTTCATAAATAGCACCAGCGGCTGATTTATTAAGTATTTGAGCTAATGCTCTAAAACCTTTGCGGTTAGGTTTAGATGGCGTTGTCTTGTATCCAATTCCACGCTTAGCAGCACTAGCTGAGTAATTTGGAAATCTGCCAGTCTTGGAAGGTTTAGCCCAGCCGCTAAGTGGAGCAGATGCAGGAATGAACCCACGCGCTTTGGCAGTAATTGGCTTTAACAGGCTAGCCATTTCTTTTTGAGTTTCTTTGGCTAAGTCTGGAGTGAACTTACGCAATGCTTTACGAAGTGCGATGCCGCCTTTGACTTCTGTTGGCATTGGCTATCTCCTTCGCATCTTCCTGTAGAACCTTGATTAGGTTCTTTAGCATTACTTCATCTAGCTCTAATAATTGTGTTGGCGAGATCCCGAGCCTGACACTTAATTTAGCAATCAGGTAGGTGATCGAGTCTCGCCCTAAGCCAAAGGGTCATCATCTAGCACCTCAACCGAAGTCAAGGTCTCAATGAATTGCTCTCCGAATGGCTTAACAGTTTCACCCGAACGGCGGATACATTCCCAAGCTAGCCAAAAGATATCGCTCTGCTTCTGGTCCTCGATGAACGCCTTGTGAAAGCCTTTCTTGGCGTACATCTCAAAACCGTATTGCACCAATGGAGTGATTGGGTATTCCCCAACTGATCCATCTGCCCTTGTTACTTTTAACTTTGCCATGCTTTGCCCCTTTGTTTAATTGTTTAGAAAGTACCTGTTGTGGCTACTGCAACTGTTGAGTTAGCAGTAAATGTGATTGATTGTGTACCAATATCGCCAACAGCACCGTTGATGTCTGTTGTGTTATTGACTAACAATGAAACTGTGTAGAGAGGGTTTGTAGCAGATACTGCTGTTCCCTTTTCCTGTAAGAATACGCAAGTTACAGTTGTTCCCCATGCAGCTTGAAGTGTTGCAAGAACATTCGCTGATGCTGTGTCATTGAGGAAGTCGATTGTAACTGTTGATGCTTCCAAGCCCTTTACGAACTTGTGAGATGAGTCGCCCATCGCAGTGACTTCGAGTTCGTCGAAGCTTCTGTTCAGAGTAATAGCGGTTACATGGTCAGATAGATCGACAGAGTTAATCTTAACGCCGACCTTATTGTTTAGAAATACAGCCATTAGGATTATTCCTCGTCTTTCTTAGTAGATGCTGGCTTTGGTGCTGAAGTAACCTGCCCGATTTTCTTCAGGAAGGCTTCGTTTTCTTTTTCCCATTCGGACATTTTAGCTCCAGGTAGTTAGAACGGATAGTGACATCTCGCAAGTAAGCAGGTCACCAGATTGAGCGTTTAGAACGCTTGGCTGGCTTACTGCTCCCACATTATAGGTCAATGAGGATGCTGCGAGTTTGTTGAACACACCCACAAGGGCATCTTCAATTCCATTGAGGTTTCCTTCATTATCGAATAAAGGAACGGTAATGATTATCTTAAAATTAGCAGTTGGAGCAATCGTGTTATGTTGATTGTTGTTTGGCTCTAAATATGGATCACTAGGGCTAACGATTACTGAGTTAGCAAGAACTGTGGCTGGTGGGAATGCAAATGTCTGCCACTTAGCGTTATCTACTAAAGCAGTCGCAATCGTGGTTCTAAGAGTAGTGAGAGCAACTGGCATTATCCGACCATCGAGTCAGGACTCAAAGCGTGAGCTAATAAGCCTCGTACGCGAGCCAAGAGAGTGTTACCCATGCGATATGGGCTAGGAGTAAAGTCCGGTGATACGCCGCCTGTAGAGCTAACCTGGCGTGCTTGCCAGATGTCTACTGAAATCATTAGTGCTGCTTCTTGGACTGCTGCATCAAGTGTGTAATCAACATAAGTATCTGCTGCAACTTGACCCAAAGGATTTACTGGGTGATAAGGAGTTGCTGTGTTGTTGTTGCCTGTGATGGCATAAGTGATGCTGTAAGCACCAACGCCTGTGATTGTCTTAGAGCCGTTGTGCTTTGATCCGTTGCCTGAGATGACAACAGTTTGTCCAACATAAAAAACATCTTTTGTAGTTGTTTCAAAATAAAGTGTGCCTGTGTTTGTTGTGTTGCTATGAGCTACATTGAATGAGTAGTTATTCCATAGCATTGGAAGAATGACGGCATCAGCTGCATCGCATGTTTGTTGAAGGGTGGCATCAGCATATAGCGAGCCAACACCTAGTGCTGAGCGAAGTTCTGCAACTGTGCAAAGTGACATTCTATTCCTTTCTAAAGACTGGGAGCGGAGCAAGGGCTGCGCCCCGCTCCCAGCGACTTAGGGTGTTACTTATGCCTTGTTGTTCTTGAACGCACCAGCAGCAACCTTAGTTGCGATTGCACCGAAGCCGTAGTAACCGATAGTTACTTGACCTGCTGCTGTTGATTCTGCACGAAGGCGGTATGTTGGTGACTCATACCATGTGTAAGCATCTGGGTTTACGATGAGGATTGTTCCATCGCCATCGCCAGCGTTTGTTGGATCAACGTATAGGTTGAGTCCTGCAACGTTGCCAAGAAGTGATGTAGGAGCAACTGCTCCGCCTGCGTTCATTGGGTTTGTTGCTGTGTAGATTGGGCGACCATTGTCGTTCAATGACATGATGTTTGACCATTGTCCTGTTGATACGACCATGTTGCGAGCAAATGGGTTTGGAAGTCCTGCTGTTGCTGCGTAAACAGAAGCTGAACCACGAGCAACAATTCCTAGCAATTCTGATGCTGTTGGATATGTTGCAACTGTTGTTGCATCAAGTGATGCACCTGAGATAAGTGCTGCGTTTACTGCTGCGTTTGTTGTCTTTGCGTAAGCAGCTGCCATGTTGCGAACTAGCTCATCAAAGAATGCTGGTGATGTACGATCTAGCAATTCAACAGAGAATGTCTGTTGTCCAGCGTACTTCTTAACAGATACTGACAAGAACGCTGAGTTCTGATCTTGCTCTGTGAATGCTGCATCTTCTGCAACTTCGCCAACAGTTGGAACCTGTGTAATCTTTGGAATCTCGAAAGTCATACCTGCATCAGGTAGAGTTCCGCGTGAGATTGCATCTATTGAAGGACGGATTGTTGTGCTAAGTGGGTTGATGATTTCAGATAGTTGGCGTGTTGGTACAAGACCTGCGTTATCTGTTGTGTTGTCTGCTGCAAGTAGGTATTGACGAGCTGACTCATCACCTAGTGCTGCGCGGATTGTGTTTTCTGCATACTTAGCAGCTGTGATTTCAATGCGTGGCTTTGTGTAAGCCATTGCTGTAACAGTAGGACGAGCAGCCTCGACAGCCGCAGCTTCTACTGATGGTGTTGCTTCGACTGCTGTGGTTTCTTCCACTACTGTCTCGCTTTCTTTTGGTTGGGTTTCGGTTACAGCTTCTTCTACCTTTTCGGCTTCTTCAGCTGCGATATCAGTAACCTGAGCAGACTTAAATGCTGGCTCTGTTACTAAACTTACTTCGACTAAACGAGCAGCGGATACATAAGTCACGCCATCTTTAATCTTTGACTTTAATACTTCTGCACCGATGCTGAGTCCGGACTGCAATCCTTCTTCTGCCAAGATAAGTGCCTCTGTGCCGCGTTGTGAACGGCTAATAGAAAATACTGCATCGATTGAGTTTTCTGATTCTGAGAAGCTAACAGCGCGACCAAGTGGCTTCTTTGTGTCGTGTTGGCTAAGCAACTTGATTGACTTGGCTTCTGGAATTTCGATTGATCCTGATTCAAAGATTACTTTGCCGTAATTGGTCGAACCTGCTTCAACATTCAATGGCACAATCTTGCCAGAGATGGTGCGGCTAGCCGCATCCGCTGTGAGTTCAGCCGTAAGGGTTACGATTTGTGTCATGCCATACCGTTGCTTCCGTTAGGTGATAGGTCTGTCATTTCCATCGCTTGCTCTGTTGTGACGAGTCCGAGCGATAGCAATTTTTCAATTACTGCAAGTTCTTGCAATGGGTCTGTGCGTAGGAAGTTCTTATCAATGTCGAACTTGACCACATGACCGCGTGGCGTAATATCATCCATTGATAAACGATCTTCAATCGCTGTAATAAATGGCTGTAAAGATAATGCCAAAAATTGCTTGCGTTCATCTTGAACATTTGCATAAGTCATTGAGTTATTCATATCTGCTGAAACATAATAAGCAGGTACATTGCAAAGGCGTGCAATCTCTGTGGCAAGATTCTGAATCGCCTCGTTATACATCATCTCTTTTGGTGAGAATGAAACTGGCGTATATTCGAGAGTGCTTGTCAAATACGCTGTTGAACGGTTATTACGAGCATTCTTCCATGCGTTAAGTAATCCTTGTACTTCTTTAGGATCGAGGTCTGCTCCGTTGTTCTTGATGTAGCCAGTAGCCATTGGAGTGCCTGCTGCAATAGCTGCTGCCTTTTGCACATCGATAGCAGCGCGAATTGTTTGGACTCCGCTGTTTAGAATGCCATCGCCTAATGATTGGAATGTGATTAGTGAACCTAATCCGTCCATTGGCAATGTAATGCCATCTACTGCGTAAGAGCGAACGAATGTATTTGTGCTGTCAAGTGTTGCAGTTACGCGAGAGTTAGCAATCCATTCAAAGCGTGATGGTCTGCCATCCTCGTTATAGACTTCAACAACCTTCCAGAAGGCTTGTCCGTAAAATAATAATGAATCAACAGTCCAAGCGATTGTTACTGATCGTGGCTGTGAATATGAAGGTTGCTCCATCCATACTGGTGAGCCAAGTTCTTCATTTGTAGATTTCTTATAAAGCTCTAAAGGAATTGCGCCGATTGTGCCAGCAAGTAAATTGCGGCAACGCTGTAATGCTGGAACTGAAATTGCTTCTGTACGTGATACATAAGCATATTGGAACGGCATTGCATAAGGCGAGTATTCGCCTAAAACTTGGGGTGCTGACTGTGCTTCGAGTAAAGGTTTAGGTTGTAGTCCGAATGTTTGCAGTAAGCGACCCATGTTTACATATTAGCACACTTTGTCTAATATTTGACAATTTAGGGGTTTCGTGTCTAGGCAAATATCTGGGGTGTCGATTGTGGTTGAGATAATCGACTTACCACCATTGCCAAGCCAATCGGTCCAACAATCGGGCCCGCGCTGGCTTTTCGTATAAGACGCCAAGATGAGTCTGTGCTTTTTGCTCCGCAGTTTTGCATTTGTTGATCCAGCACATCTTGCCCAGCATGAACAACTCTCTTGTTGTCAATTTGGTCTTTGAGAGTTGAACAAGCGGCATAGAACTCAGCTCCTACAATGGTTTCTACCATTACGCCTGATTTCTGTAATCTCTCAGCTACTGCGAGCGTTGTGTAACGATCGTACAAAACAACTCTAGGTTTGTACGAATCGCACCAGCCCTTAATCTCTGCTGCAATCTTTAATTCATCTACTGAGATTTGTGATTCCCAAGTCTGAACCAATGCCACACCAATTCGACCATCTGGCAAAATCTGTCCTGCTATGAGTGCGGCATTTCTTCTACTCATGTCAATATCAAAGGCAAAGACTGTTAAAGGTCCTGGACTCATCTCCATTGACCTATCGCATATATCTTCCCAAGAGCCAGGAGTGAACGGGCTGCTGATTGACGAAATCCATTGACAAAGAGTTTCGGTTCTCGCCGCTTCCATTGTCGATGTTGCAATCGTTTCTTCGATGGCTTCTTCAGGAATTAAATATCCAAGGCTTGGATTTGCCATAGCCCAAGCTTTACGATCCCAAATGTCACAGAATGGTGGTGCGCTGTATTCATAGAATCCCAAAGACTTAGGTGGATGGTTTAAGCATTGCTCATGTAAGTCATTGAGCACTTTGCTGAACGCATCACCAGCGTTCGATGTAAATAGTCGCTGGGAATTAGGTCTGGTCAATGTAACGCTCTTAGAAGCATCCATTGCAACTTCTGTTACTTCTCGTAATTCGTCAATCCATAGAAGGTCTGCGGTTCGACCACGCGCTCCATCGGATGTAGCTGCCACAACTTCTACCTGCGCTCCTGATTCAAGGATTATGCGCTCATCGCCGTTAGTTCTACGGATTCCCTTCTTAGGGTCGCCATTCTTTAGTTGAACTCGCAAGAAGTCATTGCGTTCAATGATGTCTGCAATAATGTTGAAAGATTTGAGTGCCATCGATCTATTTGATGACATCATGAGGATGTCCTTCTCGCCAAAGCAGAATAAGCCTGCCAAGACACGCATACGGGCTAGATGGCTTTTCCCGGACTGCCTAGCGATTAAAAGCAATGTGCTGCGCTTGATGAATTGATTATTGTTGTCAATCGTCAGCATATCTTTAAGAATAAGCTTCTGCCATTCAAGTAATGGCTGACCAATCTTCTCGGCTAACTCAATAACCTCATCGACTCTAGATTTGCCTTTAAGCCAAGGACTGTGGAGTCTAGGTTTCAAATCCCCAACAAGCTTCTTTTTTCTTTTGGTTTGAACTGTCATAGTTTTGGTTTAGGTTGTCCAGACATCGGACCGGCTTGGACCGAACTGGTGGTTGTCGGGGAAAGATTGGCAGG